CCCCCTACCACCCCCCCTACCCGAAAAGTCCCGGCGAGTACCTACCGGCGGACATGAAGCGGCACCACTCTTACGGATACGGAATGGTCACTACTTATTCGGGCGGGGGAGCACGGAGCAGGGAGATTCGGGCCCGGAAAAAAGCGCCGGTCACGGTTGCGGGCCATGGCCATCGTCATCGTAATCGGGCCGGAATAGGAATAGGAAATGGAGCGCGGCCGGCCCCGGCCCGCAATGGAGCAGGAGCGACCGGGCCTGACACCCCCTGGTCGCTCCCCAGTACACTACTTTTGCCTATGCCTCGTGCAGCCTCGGATAGATCGCCAACAATGCCGCCAGCATTGACGTGACCTGTCCCTTGCTGAGCAACACGGTGGCGTGGTACTATATACTATATACTGTGGACGGAGGACTGTGTATGGAATGGGCGTCATGGGAAGTCGGTCAGCTATTGCTCTATGTCATGGCCCTGGGCGTACCCTCGGCCTGGATCACGGGCTGGCTGTACCGGATGTGGCGCAAGGCGAACATGCCCGCGATCCTGGGCATGATCAGCCGTCAGCGCAGGCGCGACGAGACGATCAAAAAGACCCGCGAGCGGGCGGCCGCGCTCGAAGCGCTGCAAGAGGACTACCAGTTACGGCTTGCGAAGATGGAGAAACGGCTCCAAGACTTCGAAATCCGGGTCGGGAAATCAGAAACGGCGGTTGCGCAGCTGCGCCACCGACTTCGTTCGAGAGGGCTGGTGACTGATGCCTAGTCTTAGACGATTGTGGGCGGGGAAGTGGAGTCCTCCGATTGTGTTCGGGTGGATCGGCGGCGATGACATTCCGGCGGGGGAAATCGAACACGCGCATATGCAGGATGACTACATTGAAAATACCTTCGGGGTTGGAGCCGGTGGCGTGCTCCGGCAAATCCAGCGGATTTGGATTCAGGACGGCCGAATCTTTAGTGAGGAAACGGACGCCTTCTAATGGCCCTTACCCAGCACATCTTCGGCCCTGTTGAAGAGCAGGTCGCCAACCCGACGGTCAATGACGACTCCGGCGCAGGGTTCGATGTCGGGACGATCTGGATCAATACCGCGACGGACGATGTGTTCATTGCGGCCGACGTTGCGGTTGGCGCAGCCGTCTGGCAAGGGCCTGTGGGCAGCGGAGGAGCCGGTCATGATCCCGTAACTCTTGCCGCTGATGCCGACATTCTCCTAGGACTAACCGTCCAGCAACTCACCCTAGACGTTCAGGCCGCGAATTTGGTATTTGCTGGCCCGGCCGCTGGTGGAGCGGTCGATCCCACGTTCCGCGCGCTGGTAGACGCCGATCTCCCTGCTGGTCTTATGCGGGACGCAGAGCATACGGCGATTGGTGATGCGGCACCCCATCACGTCTCGTTCTTGCAAGCGGACGCTGATTTGCTTTATGAGGCGTTAGGCGACATCGCTGTCCATGCGGCTATCGCTGGTGTTCACCATGCCAAGTACACAGATGCCGAGGCAATTACCGCAGTCGAGGCCGCTAACCCACTTGATCTCACTAACGCACTGCTGGCCGATACCATCAATGAGCATACGCTCAATGCTGGTGTGACCGTCGAGAGTATTACGTTCAGGGACAACTATATTGACCTCACTGGTATTGCTGTTCCAGCTAACCCTGCGGCCGGTACTCGCCGCCTCTTCGCCGACAGCGCCACAGGTGAACTCAGTGTCCGCACAAATGTCGGTACAACTGTGTCCCTTGAAGGTGCGGGAGGAGGCGGGGGTACTTCAATTGTCGACGCTGATGGTGATACCAAGGTTGATGTGGAGGAAGGCGCAGATGACGACATCGTGCGTATGGACGTGTTTGGTACGGAACGGTTCCTCCTTCAAGGCAGCCCTGCCGCTGCTGCTGCGCATCTTGCCATTACCGGACGGCTGAGTGCTGATGACTATTCGGGTATCGGGAACAACTTGACGCTGAACGATCATTATGGACTCCTTGTCCAACACGAGTTCAATTGGGGAGCTAACAACTTCTTCTCCGCTGGTCTTGAGGTACTGGCGACTGACGTAACGCCCGCGACAACCGCCTTCTCCGTTTCGGCAGGCATGGGCGGGAACATGAACAGCAGTGCGGATGCTGGCACTCTGGCTATCGGCTATGGATTGAACTTCGAAGTTCAGCACAGTGGCCCTAACGACAAGGCCGACCTGATTGGGGTGCGGATTGACACGGCTGCAATGGGCGGTGCGTCAGGTCAGGTCACGAGGGACGTAATTGGCGTGCTCATTGCGGCCACGACTGCCGTGAACGGTCTGGCTATTGACTACACGTCCATCAAGATCAACGATCCGACCTCCTGGTGTGACGCTGCGAGCGACGAAGTTCGGGGCATCCAGATCGATGAATTCGATGAGGTAACTACCGCAACTCTTCGAAGGCCGTTCCAGTACGGAAACCAAAGCACATCCCTCTGGCATCTCGATCACGAGGGCCGCCAGTTTATGCGAGAGACTTCTACTCCTACCGCCTTGGTGGGTATGGCATCGCTCTATATCGATACTGGCGGAGCCGGGGGACGGCAACGACTCATGTGCCTCTTTGAAAGCGGGGCAGCACAGGTAGTAGCTACGGAGCCGTAACATGCCACAACTATCCATCACGATTACTGCTAGGCTACAGGCCAGATTGCAAGAACTCGCTGGCGAGCAGGGTTTTTCTACAGTTGAGGAATGGCTGACGGAACGATTGGTTGCTCAGGCTGCGAGCCAGGAACAGTCCGCCGAGCTAAAGGTGATTGAGGAAGAAGAGCAGGCACGCAGCCGGGCCGCGATGACCGCTCATGCTGAAGTGGTGCGGGATAGGTATCGAAATCCTGCTGATCGCAGAGCATAGTTAGCAAATACTTTTCGGTGGCTTTATGTATTCTAGGGATGGAGTTTGAATACACGGCAACGTACCAGCTAGTAGCCCATTGACCAGCGCACGAAATATCCCTACACTCCGACCCGTATGCTGCCCGTCATCAGGCGTCGTTCTCCGCCTGATAATCTTGCGGATGGTGCTCATCCCGCAGGGCGCATGTCGGGTCGGAGCAATCGTCGCAGATGACTTCACCGCAGCCGTGGCACAGGTACTCGTCGACGTCGACTTCCTGATTACAGAAGTAGCAGGCGGCGGTTAGAGGGCTATCATTTTCGCTCATGATCTCAGCATAAGATGTTGTATTCGTTGTGTCAACCCGCTATGATGGGTGCATGGACATCTGTATTCGTCGAACGCTATTTGCTGGGGCGCTCCTTTTCGGGGGCCTACTCATTGCTCTCTTGTTGCTCATCAATACGCCCCGGAAAGCTGACCCGGAGCCTGGCCCGCGCCAAACGTTTGCGGCACACCTCACGGCCCTGGACGAACGGGACTGGGAGTTGGCGAACAGTTACATCACGGAGCGCTGCCAGATCGACCCGGAGGGGATGGATGCAGCGGTGGGTGACTTAGAGGACAACGGCTATTCCTTCGCCCGCGCCTTCCGCGTCGAAGAAGTGTGGTTCCACGATAACGGTGTCAAGGCATTGCTCGGCCTCGCCCTGCCGCCGGGCCTGTTGGTGCCAAGGGCGGCAACGATGGAGCTAGTGGATGGGGAGTGGTTGATTTCGTGCAATTAGAGCGGCAAGTAGCGCCACAACTCCAGCCGGACGATGGTGCCGGTGACAGCAGCCGTGAAGCCGCCGACGGCAAGAGCCTTCGACCAGCCGGACTTCAAGAGCAGCCACGGACGCTTGAGCGTAGTAATGTCCGCCTCCATCTCATGCAGGCGGGAATTCGTCGTTCGTTCCAACTTGACCATGCACGTATTGAGTTCGGTCATCTGATTCGAGAGGGCCTGTTGGGCGTTGATCGAGCCGTCAATTCGCTGGTTCACGTCATCGATTCGCTCGTTCAAGCCGATGACGGCCGCCAGCACGTCGCGGACGGTTGCACGGCCACTGTTCGGCGTCATTGGATTCTTCTTTCGAGGGGTCATAGCACTGTCATCGTATCACGCGGCCAAGAACTCGGCAAGGGCTTGTGCCGATGAAGGTGGTAGTCTTCAACGACACCCGCGTCGATTGGACGTTGCACTCTGGCTCCGAGCGCGGGGCCAATGGCGAGAACCGCATCCCGAAGCACAGTGGCGTTACCTTCGTGGGGCCGGACGGGGACGAGGTCTTCGTCAAGGTCTGGGGCAAGGTGGTGATGGTGCGCTTCTACAAGACGAGCGGCGTAATGTCCTTCACCGCGCCACCACGCTCACGGCGCGCACGAATGCCCAGCGACGCGATGCGGATGAACATCGAGGCGAGCGCGAACCTCTATGGTACTGTGCGTGACATCCGTCGGGGGATTTAGTCCGTGAAAACAACAACAGAGCAGCGCTTCTGGGCCAAGGTTGAACAGGTGGAGGAGTGTTGGATTTGGCAGGCGGGCAAGAGTGATACCGGGTATGGTCAATTCTGGATTAACGGCCATCACATCGGAGCACATCGTTTTGTATGGGAGCTAACTTACGGCCCCATCCCCGAAGGGATGCAGGTCTGTCACCACTGCGACAACCGCCTCTGTGTGAGACCTGCTCACCTCTTCCTTGGCACCAACGCGGACAATGTGCGGGACTCAGTGAGTAAGGGCCGCCATCGTAACCAGAATACATCTAAGACTGAATGCCCCCAGGATCATCCGCTGTCGGGTGACAACCTGTACATCGATCCCACTAACCGGCGAAGATGTCGGACATGCAATCGTGATCGTATGCGCCGTCATTATCAACGTCAGCGCGGAAAAAAGTTGCTGGTAAGGGCTGCATTATGACGATCCTTGATCATTACCCGACGGTCGGGAAGCCTGCGCGTTTTGATCCTTCGCGGCTCCAGGCCGATGAAATTAAGCTCTTTCCGCCTATCATTACAGAATCCGAGGAGTTGGTTGGTTATTTACGGACAGGTGGGTGTACCTCCGGCTGCGGTGCGTGCTGTGAGGCGTTCGTCGTACCGATTCAGGTCGAGGGGCTGGAGCACGAGGACTTCGAGGGCGTCGTCCACGGCCAGATTGTCCTTCCGATTGATCCCCGCGCGCGGGGCAAGGCCGGAGGTGACGACTGGGAATACTGGCTCACGCTACACGAGGTCTATATGTTCCAGTCGCCGGGCGGTCTCCTGACGACGACCACGCCCATCGAGGCCAAGGGCGAGCCGCCCACGGACTTCGATGAGTGGGTGGCCTGGCTGGAGACGCATGGGATTACGCTGCTCCGGCGATTGAGCCAACAACTGCTGGCCTACGTGCCCGTCCCCTGCACCAAGTTGGAGGATGGACTGTGCACCCTCTTCGGGACGCCGGAGCAACCGAAAATGTGTGCGCCCTACCCGGAGCATCCGCTGGACGTGGAGGGCATCGACTTTTGTTCATACAAGTTCCAGCCCGTCCAGCGCGATCAGATGATCCCGCTAATGGAGCGGCCCAAGCCCCAGAAGGCGAAGCGCAAAAGGAAAGGTAAAAGGAAAAGGAAAACTTAATGCCCAAAGGAGTCTACCAACGCCACCTACAGTCCGTCGAGGCTCGCTTCTGGGCCAAGGTTCAGAAGACGTCGACGTGCTGGCTCTGGCAAGGTGCCACTAGCCGGGGCTATGGTATATTCTGGGACGGTAAGCGATTGGTGCGCTCCCACCGCTATGCCTACGAGTTGCTTGTTGGCCCGATCCCCGCTGGCCTTACCATCGATCACCAATGCCGCGTTCATAACTGCGTCCGCCCAGCCCACTTGGAGCCGGTGACACGGGGCGAGAACGTCCTTCGGGGTGATGGCCCCACGGCCTGGCACGCACGCAAAATACATTGTTTGCGTGGGCATTCTCTAAGTGGAGAAAATCTCATTAACAGAAATAACGGCGGCCGCGACTGCCGCGATTGTCGACGTGTGGCTCAACGTCAGCGCCGAGCCGTAGCCAGAGAGGACACGGTAAGATGAGCGGGACTTGCGAAACCTGCGGGGCGCTAGGCGAGGTCTTCGTCTACGCATTGCCCGGCATCCCGATGAGCGTCGGCAACTGCCGCGCCTGTACCGAGCAGTGCGCTTACCCGCTGTCAGTTGCGGAGGCCAACAATGATTGCATCGGCGGCCTGGAGAATGCCGCCGACTGGTGGAAGCAGTCAATCACGTACAAAGACGGCCGCTACCTGACGGTCGAGGAAGCATTCCGCGATGCCTGACAAAGAAGAACGTCGGGGCGACGGGCCGATCCCGTCCGCAGTCGCAAATCTCATTCGCCCGTCCTTCCCCGGCTTCCGCAACATCTGGCGACGGTTCGGCGGCCAGAAACCGCCGCGCCGCGACCCCAACCAGGCGCAGGTTTGGTATCGGCCGTGCTTCCGTGTCTACGCTTGGGATGGTACGACCGATCTGCACACGACCGACGACCCGTGCGAAGCGCCGCACTGCTCCAACCCTGGTGGCGACGGTAATCACAGCGAGGTGCGAGACGACGGCTTCGATTGGTGCGGCCGCCATTTCTCCTGTCTGGCTGAGGCCCAGGAGAATCAGGCGTTCGTACTCTGGTACGAGGACGGCATGTTTGAGGGGGAACAAGGTACGCGCGGCAAGGACGTGATGGCCAAGGGTAAGATGGTGCTCCGGCCCGCGCTGTACGGCGCACAAGAGGAGCCGCCGCTCCCCCCATACAACTTCTTCCTGCACGAACACATTGAGGAGATGACGCCCCAGGAGATCAGGGATTATCAGACTAGCGGTGAGGTGCCCAAGCGTCTCCGGCGACGCGGGCGGACGCGACGGCGCTGATCGTCGAAAAGTTTTCCAAAGAAAGTCCCCTTGACAATTGTTCCGCGATCCGTTACATTAGGAACAGACCGCCCGATAGGGTGGTCGTCTTGTCGACAAGGGGCTGTGGTATAACGGGATTACGCCTGCCTTGCAAGCAGGATGATGCGGGTTCGACTCCCGCTGGCTCCACCAGGGCGATTAGCTCAGAGGCCAGAGCGCCTGGCTTACATCCAGGATGCCGGGGGTTCGATTCCCTCATCGCTCACCAGCCTCCGTTCAATGGATGAGTGCCGGTCTTCTAAACCGCGCAGACGTGGGTTCGAATCCCACCGGAGGTGCCATGCCCTGGCGCTTGGCGCTTAGGAGTCCGAATCTCCACAGGGCAACTCGCTCCCGTAGCTCAATTGGATAGAGCGACGGTTTCCTAAACCGAGGGTCGGGGGTTCGAATCCCTCCGGGAGTACCAAGCCGGTGTCGGGTGACATCATGCGGTTCGACTCCGCAACCGGCTACCAATTGCGAGTGACCGGGCAAGCCTGTGCTGGATCGCCTGGTGGGAGCCGCAAGGCGCTTGAACCACGAGGCCCCAGGGAAAAATCCGCCCGTCGTCTGGACAACGTACCTGTCCCTAATAAGGCAGGCCGTCGGGAATGAAACCGGCGAGATGATGCCAACAGCGACTACGGCGAGCGGGGCACCGGCCCTGCCATGACCCGGAGACACGGAGGTCGTGTGAAAAGGGGAACCGATTTACGGCGGCGTATGTGCAGCGGGTAGTCCAGAGACGACTGCGCTAGCTAGAGAGATGCAGGCATAGAACAGAAGGCGGTTTAACGCCAGTCACTCGAATTGAAAATTATGCGGTGGGGTACTTCGCGCCGGTTCGACTCCGGCGGCTGCGACCAAAAATAATCGGACAATGAACGGAGGTTCATAATGTCTAACGAAGGCAACCGCATCAAAAATCGGCTGCTGGGAATGCCTCACGGCACTGCTAGCAATCGCTTGCGGAAGATGCTCTTGTGGCAGATGATTCAGGAGGCGCGGAGGAACTACTGCTTCCGGTGCAACACCCGAATCGACAGCATCGACGATCTGTCCATCGAGCACAAGAAGCCGTGGCAATCTGCTCCAGACCCGAAAGCGAGATTCTTCGATCTAACGAACATCGCCTTCAGCCATTTGCGGTGCAATATCGGAGCGGGAAACGGAGGCGGCAAAGCAAGTCGGATGAAGGAACATTGCCCAAAAGGGCATCCGTATGATGCGGAAAATACAATCATCGATACTCGTGGCCATAGGAGATGCCGGGAGTGCGCGAATCGGCACGGGCGAGATGCTAAGAAACGCCATCCAGAATCAAATCGTCGTGCTGTCGCCGTATGGAAGAAAAGGAATCAAGAAAAGAATAACACTTACGAACGTGAGCGTTATAGGAAAAATAAATAAGCCTTCATAGGTTAGAGGTAGACCGCCTCGTTGGTATCGAGGAATCGACGGTTCGAATCCGTCTGAAGGCTCCATCAGCGCGGTAGTGTAACGGCAGCACAGTAGGTTGTGGCCCTGCTAGTTCCGGTTCAAATCCGGGCCCGCTGACCACGGAGAATGGCGCAGCTTGGTAGCGCACCGCATTCGGGATGCGGGGGCCGCGGGTTCGAATCCTGTTTCTCCGACCACAGGGTATAGGGGAGTCAGGCCGTCCCCATCTGGTTTGGAACCAGAAGATCGGTAGTTCGAATCTACCTACCCTGACCAGGCTCCTTCGTCTAACGGCAGGACGGGTGCCCCTCAAGCACCAGACGCGGGTTCGATTCCCGTAGGAGCCTCCAAGCGGGGTAGAGAAGTGGTTATCTCGGTGGCCTCATAAGCCGCAGACCGGCTGGGTTCGAATCCCCCCTCCGCTACCAGCCCTCGTAACTCAGTGGACAGAGTGCCGCGCTTCGAACGCGATGGTCGCAGGTTCGAATCCTGTCGAGGGTTCCAGAAGGGTTGGCCGAGTGGATTAAGGCGGCAGTTTGCTAAACCGCTAACGGGCAACCGTTCGAGGGTTCGAATCCCTCACCCTTCGCCAGCCGGATAACTGGTTGCCAAGCGTCCTGTAAACGCGACGGCGCGGGTTCGAATCCCGTCAGCGCTACCAGCGGGTGTAGCTCAACTAGGTAGAGCAGCGGCCTTTTAAGCCGACCGTTGCAGGTTCGATTCCTGTCACCCGTACCAGCCCCAGTGATGTAGAGGGAACATATCTGCCTTCCAAGTAGAGTTCATCGGTTCGAGTCCGATCTGGGGTTCCAGTCAGGGTGGCTGAGTTGGCTAAAAGCACCTGCCTGTAAAGCAGGCGTTCGAAAGGACTACGGGGGTTCGAATCCCTCCCCTGGCACCAGCGTGAGTGGTGAAACGGCAAACACGCACGGCTCAGAACCGTGTGCCCACCAGGGCTTGAGGGTTCGAGTCCTGCCAAGCGTACCAAGCCTCGTGACGGAACGGGAGACGTAGGAGCCTTAGAAGCTCCGGCCGGAAACGGCGTGTGGGTTCGAATCCCACCGAGGCTACCAGCCGTTGAAGCACAACTGGTCGTGCGCTGCTTTCGTAAAGCAGAGATTGTGGGTTCGAGTCCCATCAACGGCTCCAGTCGGTCGAGGATACAGGGGCGACAGCGCGACACCGGCTCTTGTTCTGAAACCATTCGATTATGGCCTTGGTGATCGCCGGGGTATCGAGTACCGGTGTCCGGCGCGGCGTCGCGCCTTCCTTCATGAGATCGTCAAGCGGTTGGCTTGGTTGCCATTGGTCGAGGGGCGACAGGGGACGGGTGCGGCGTTGTATTGCTGGAGGAATTCGCGGGGGGGAGACTGATGGTCGTAGGGGAGGCCGCACTGGCAGAGTTGGATGGGGCTGTAACGGTGTTCGTCTAGCTCGTCCGCGCCGACGAAGAAGATGGAGTTCTTCCCGCATGACATGCACAGGGCCTTGACCTGCCGCAAGTCGGGGTCTGCATCATGACGCAGGTGGATTTTCACGTCATAGAAGTAGTACCCGCCGCCGTGATGCTGGCAGTGTGCCCAAAGAATCCGTCGTGGCTTGCGGAGTGCCCTGTTTAGCTCCGTGCGGCGTGCTTCAACGGAAAACCCTCGCTTCTTAGATGAGCTAGTCACGGACCAATAATACCTTTTCCGGGCCGGCCTTGTCAACCGCCTTTGTCTAGGGTCTAGTGCTAGTCGGGCGCATGGCTGCCGAACAGCGCCGCGATCACCATACCCAACGTGGTCGTCACAGAGCCGACCATCACGACCAGCAAGTCCTTCACGGTACCGCCGTCGTCCAGGCCCAGGTACGTGAACAGAGCATGTAGTCCTAGCATGGCCGCGGTCAGGGACACCGTGGCCCCGAAGGCTCCGTAGGCGATGACACGCGCCGTTAGGTTCAGTGGTTCTTTAGCCATCGACTTCCTCCTTCTCGATAGTGATGCCGCCCTCTTGCTGGAGTACGATCACGTCGCCCTCCTGCACGTGAAGAGTCAGGGTGCTCATGGGCGGCACCGTGTCCGGGGCAGCACCGAGGCTCGACGTCTTCACCTCGACCGGCCGGTCGGTAATGGTGAACGGCACGGGCTGAATACGGTCGTTCCTAATCGTCAGTTTCATCAGGCGTAAACTCCTCCTCCCAATTCGGCTTGGAATCATCATCGCCAACCGGGGCGTCCTCCTCTTCCTCCGGCTGCTCCTCTGGTTCGGGGCGCTTGGTACTACTACGTCCGGCGCGAGTGAACACAATGCCTTCCGCCTCGGCGGCGGCCCGGCTCCGTTCATCAATGAATTCCAGCAGCGACTTGTGATGCGCCGCGCCCGCTTCGTCCAACGTAACCCAGGTCGCATCAATGAGCCGACGCTGCGTTTGGACATACTCGTCACGGGCCTGCTCAGCACTCCGCGTTTTCTTCGCCGTCCTAATCTTTCGAATGACTGATCGAAGAGTGTCGGGGATGGCTTCCGGCTTCAGGCCCTCGATGAGAATGCTGTAAGGCGATTCCGGGTCAGCGAGCGTCATCTTGATCTCTTCATCCAGATAACCCGACGCGACCAACTCCTCAATCGCCTGGCGCCGCAGCACATCGAGTGACGCGCCACCGAAGACCCGATCAGCCAGAGACCGCTGCTGCGCGGTCAGTCCATCCGTTTGCTCCCGTAGCTGCTTGAGGCGACGTAGTTGGTTGAGCCGAACGTGAGCGCTGATCGGTAGATGAGATTTCGTAGCCATACGCTGACAGCCTATCACAGTCGCGGGCCGGTTGACAAGGCCGGCCCGGAAAAGGTATTATTGGTCCGTGACTAGCTCACCCGCGAAGTTGAAAGTCGTTCGTAAGAAGACCTACGTCTCGACTGCCAATGGCAACCTCCGGTTGCCGACGGACGCATACAGCGTCAAAGGCAATGTCGTCGAGGTACGCCGTCCACGCCGCGTGCTGGGCGACGCTCTCAAGTCCGGCCCTCTGTTAGCGCAACTCGTCCCGCATTGGGGACAGAAGCCCATCTGGTTCGACATGGAGACGCCGAACCTGATTCTCCTGGCGGGGTCGCAGGGCGGCAAGTCGCATATCGGCCCCCACTGGCTCTGGCGAGAGATCGAGAAGAAGGTCGCTGAGGGCGAGGAAGGCACCGAGTACCTGTTCGGCATCGTTGGGCCAACGCTCCAGATGATGCGCCAGGCCACGGTCGGGATCGCCCGCATGGTGCGCTTCTTGTGTGCGAAGTTCGGCTGCTCCGAAGAGACAATCCTCAACAAGCAGGACTTGCGCATCGATCTCCGGCCTGTCGGTTACAACGTCCAGATTTACGCCGGTTCCGCCGAGCGCCGTCACCGTCTTCAGGGCGCACGCCTGGAGGCCGCTTGGATCGATGAGGGCGGACAGGTACGCGATCCGGCGATCTACCACATCACCTCCCAGCGACTTCACGGCGAAGGCCGACTCCTGATCACGACCACACCTTACATGGCGGGCGCGCCCTGGCTGACGGAAATCATCAAGCGCGCCGAGACCGGCGAAGATCAGGATACGCTGGTCGTTCGTTTCCCATCCATCGTCAATCCGTACTTCTCGCTGGAGGAGGAGGCGCGCCTGAAGCGACTGCTTCCGGTGTGGTACTTCAGGATGATGTATGAGGCGGAGTTCGAGAAGCCGCAAGGTCTCGTGTATCCAGATTGCACGTACATCGATCCGATCGAGATTCCGGCGCACTGGCCGCGCTTCATCGGTATCGACCCGACGCACGGCGGCAGGGACAAGTTCGCGGCTGTCTGGATCGCCTATGATCCATTCGAACCGGAAATCTGGTACATCTACCGCGAGTTCTACTTGGCTTGCGCGCCGGACATCGCTGCACCTAATGAACGATGGCGTTCTCCGCATGAGATGTTGGATGCCATCACCGCAATGTCGCAGGTCGAGAAGTGGGATGAGGACGCGAAGGAGTTTGTGGCCACGGACGAGTGCGAGAATATCGGACGTATTTTCGTCGACCCGTCCAAACCAGAGACCATGTACGATGTACAGGCCCGATTCCCGGAGTCGATGGTATTTAAGGCTGATTCAAAGCTCGCTGGGCTGATTGAGGTTGGCTCATTGCTGAAGTCCGGCCATCTGTTGGTGTTCAATAACCTCATCCATTGGGCCTTTGAGCAAAACAGCTATTGCTATCCCTACGACGAGTTCGGTGAAACCATTGGCGAGGTGCCCCTCGACCGAAACAATCACCTTCTCGACGCTACGAGGTATGCTGTGCGTCAGAGCGACGAGGCCCGTAATCTCGCTGAACCGAGCTTCGGCTAGGAGGTCAACACATGCCCACCCGAAATCCCTACGCTCGCCGCAAGCCGCTAGGTGCCCGGCAACTACGCCGTGCTGCCGCCTTGTCGCCGCGCCAACAGGCGCGGATCATGCGCGGTCTGAAAGAGACCGCCGCCCGCGAGATCAAGCGAGGACTGGCGGACACGATTGCCGCCCACGCCGAGGCCGAATAACCCGAATCGAAGTGGCACAAACCGTTGCGTAGCCGCTCTGGCCGTCGTAAGCTGAGATCGTGGACAGGCAGTCAGCACGAATCCACCCTAACGTGACGCCGCAGGAAGGGCACATTGTTTCCTTCCGCGACGGCCCGAGATTGGTGCCAGACTACTTGGCAGAGTTTGTCACGGTTGACGCGCACCCTGACCTGACATTTCAGGAATGGGTGAACAAGGTGGCCAACAAACGAATGGAGAGCCGAGTCGTTGAAAAGGCATTGGGCCTGATGCGAATCGCGCACTTCGGACAACGATAAGGAGAACAATCATGCCTGTGCAACCACTACGAAAGTATCTACCGCTGGGCGGCGGCCTCTTCATCGACAGCGCCGAGATTGCCGATAACTCCATCCTGCCAGCGGATGTCCTCGATCCGATTGCCGAGGGCGGTGCGGCCGGTATCGGCCTGAAGATTGCCCGCGTTCAGTATAACTTCGCCGACGACGGCGGAGCCATTGGCGCGATCAACTTGTTTGCGGCTACGAGCATTCCGGCCGACGCGCTCGTTGTCGGTGTTGTCGCCAACGTGCTCGTTACGTTCACGACCGCTGGCGCCGACGCCGGCACCGTTGCCTTCGGCGTGGAGGCGGCGGCTGACCTGATTGCGGCTATCGCTGTTGCGGACGCAAGCAACCCGTGGGATGCAGGTATCCACCAGTATTGGGGTGCGGTCGCCGAAGCGGCTGTGCCGCTGACGACTGTTGCGCGTGACGTGATCTTCACGATTGGCGGCCAGGTTGTGACGGCTGGACAGGCAGACTTCTACCTGTTCTACATCGAGACTGCATAACGCAGGCATAACAAAGGAGGACTAAGATGGGACTTGCAGCAGTTTACGCAGGCGAAGCCGAGATGGACATCGTGATGGATCGCATCGAGCCGGAGGTGAATGTCGACGACGCGGAAGAAGCCGTCATCCTGGGCGTATTCGCTACGCTCATCGAGGCCATGTACCAGGCGAACATCAGTGGCAACGCTCGAAACCGCCTGGGCGAGCGACTGCTCGACGCCAACGGCGATGCCAACGCACCGGCGTGCGCAGCGCTACTGCGGGACATTGGCAACCAAGCCCGGCAGTGCCGCACGGAGCTTCTGAACACCATCGCCGGTCTGACGCCGGCGGAGCTTCTGGCGACGGACGGCGATAACCACGACTGGACGCAACTCGGCCCGGTTCACTAGGCCGCCCACTGCCGCCGTGGTTGTTTCAGCGATCACCGACGCATCATAGCGGCAGCGGAGACTATTTCGCTGCCGCTGTCGTATTTCATGGAATAGGACGGAGTAGAACATGGCTGAAGCAGTCCGATTGTTTCGTGTCAAGGACGCGCTGCTCCGCGCCGCGTCCGGCAACTTGGTGGTGGCCGACACGTCACCGGAGATCGATACCGAAGGCTTCGCCACGGCGGTTGTTCAACTGAGCGTGACGGAGCTTATCATGGCGGACGCTGATGACGAAGTCGACTTCTACATCCAGACCCAACTCCCTGACGGCTCGTGGGCCGACGTGGCAAACGCCCACTTCGCCAATGCCGACGAGCCGATTACGACGGCGACGCGGCTGATTGGTATCGGCCCGAAGGCGGCAGGCGTCGCAGTCATCACTCCGACTGACGGGACGCTTGCTGACGACACCTCCGTTGACTTGCCACTAGGTAGCGCGATCAGGATTCGAGTCGTGCTTACCGGCGCGACGGCCCCCACCTACGCTTACTCGGCCGACGCCTCGTTGTTTGGATAGGACTACGCTCAATGTTCAATGTTGGCCCGGCACCAACCGAGACTGTGGTCAAGGAGCAGGTCACGGCTCCTGATCGCGTGCACCCATTCGGCGGCCGCGCTTCGGCGCGGACCGGCGGCAAGGTGCAGGCCGCCCAGCTACGACATTGGGCGGACACCTCGGAATGGGTGCGTGCAGCCATCAACCACCGCCGCGTCCAAGTCTCTCAATCATCGTGGAGCGTCATTCCCATCGACGACCAGGCCAAGTTCGATCCGCAGTTGCAGGCAACCATTGAGTTGATGCTCCTACACCCGAACAACCGACAGAAGACCTTCCGCGCATTGATCGAGCCGGTGATCGAGGACATCCTGGTACTCGACCGGGGCGTGATTGAGAAGGAGATTACGGTCGGCGGGTTCCCAACGTCGCTGCATCTGGTGGACGGCGCAAGCATTCGCACGCGCCCACGTTGGAGCGGCGATCCCAGTGAGCCGCGCTATGAGTGGTGGCCGAACAACGTGTTCGTCTCCAATCTGCTTGATACGCAGATCGTCCTGATGATGGCAAACCCGACCTCGCATCGCGTGGACGGCTTCTCGCCATTGGAGGCACTGAAGGCCACCATCGACGCTGACCTGGAGGCCCGTGACTTCAACAAGCGCATGGTGCAGCAACATTCGCCGAACGGCATCCTGAACCTCGGCGAGAATGTGGGCGCGCACACCGTTGACTCGTTCCGCATGTACTGGGACGCCGAGGTCGCGGGTAAGAAGCAGATGGGCATCATCGGTGGCGTCAAGAACCCGGAATTCATGAGGCTTGGTCAGACGGCCCGCGACATGCAGTACATGCAGTGGCAGGTCTACCTGCTACGCAAGATCGCGGCCGTATTCGGCATCGCCCCGCAGGACTTGGGTATCACTTTCGACGTGAACCGCGCTAATGCCACGACGCAGCAGGAGTTGAGCGAGGATCGCGGTCTCAAGCCGCTCCTCCGACTGATCGAGGAGGAGATCAACGCTAAGGTGATCGCGGACTTTGCCCGCACCAAGGCCAAGCAGATGTATTACGCGGGCGAGATCGATCAGCCGATGCTGCGCCTGGCCGTTGCCCTGACGCATGTCAATCCGCGAGACCACGTCGACGTCTTCCGCAAGCTGCATTCGGCAAACATCCTCAACCTGACGTTCAAGTACCGCATGAAGTCGGCCAAGAGCACCCGTGACCAGGCGGACTACAACCGCTACGCCGTCGCGGGCTTCCCGTGGCGAACGATCAACGAGGTACGTGCCGAGGACGGCTTCGAGCCGATCGAGGGCGGCGACATCATTATGGTCATGACGCCAATCGGCGCGATGCCGCTGGAGATGATTGGCGGGCAGATGCCAACCGAGACCGAAGAGCAGAAGCGCTACCTGGAAGGGCTATTTCAGGCTGCGCCGCTCATTCTCGGCACCGGGGCCGCTCATAGCGTCGGTACGCCCGTAACGGGTGCGCGCGCGGCCGCGGCCGCCGAGCCGGAGACCATCGTCGTTGAGCACGAAGTCTACCTCGATGAGTCGGGAGAAGAAATCGACGATCCCGATTAGTGAAGTGGCACAAACCGTAGCGCAACGCGGCCTACACTCGTAAACTGAAGGAGAACGATCATGGCAACGAAGACTACTCCAACCGCCGTGGCTGACCGCCAGGCTTACGCACCGGACGTGCGTCAGCCTGACTTCTTCATGTTCACGGAGGCGATGAAGGCCCACGACGACGATGGCGATGGCGAGTGCCCGATGGTGCTATGCACCGCATCCAGCACGGCCATCGATCTGGAGGCCGACCGCTTCACGACGAACGCCCTCAAGCAGATGAAGGAAGGCTTCGTCGGTAAGCTGATCTTCCTGAACCATTCCTATAAGGTGCCCCAGGACGTCTTCGGCGTGGTCACGAAGGCCGAGCTAGTCAAGCGGGAGGGTCGCCTCGATCTCGATATGGTGATCCGCGTCGAGACCGGCAACCCCCTGGCCGTCCAGACGTATGAATACGTCTTGAACGGCACCCGACTCGGTGTCTCGGTCGGCGTGATCGTCACCGAGGCCGAGAAGTCCGATGACGAAGACGATTTCGGGAAGCGAATCGTCGACATCTCTGGCGTCATCCCGTTGGAGGCGTCTATCGTCGGCGTCCCGGCCAATCAGACCGCGTGGACGCAGGAGGCGGTTAAGTCCCTGTTCGAGCGTGGGGCCATCGATTTTGACGAAGACGAAATCTCGGCCCGGCCGTGGTTGGTTGCGACGGCTGGGGTTGGTAAGGAGGCCGTGGCCGCTCCGTTTGAGGAGTTGGAGATTGAGGGTAAGGGAGTCGTCGGTGGGCATAGCCCTGCGAAGGCCCCACGAGATCGCGCCTGGCAACGCGCCCCCGCTGTCAAGCGGCTGCGAATTTGGGCCGGTGGCCCGCTCGCGTTCGCCATCAACTGGAATAAGTACCGCACCGGTTTCGCCTGGTTCGACTCCGAAAACCGCGAGAACTTCGGTGCCTATAAGCTGCCGCACCACGACATCGTGAACGACAGTTTCGTGGTGGTATTCCGAGGCGCTGTTGCCGCCGCCGTGGTTCTCCAGGGCGGGCGAGGCGGAGTAAATATCCCGGAGGGCGAAGTGGGGCGCGTGAAGTCACACATTGCTCGTCACTACTCGCAGTTCGACGAAAAGGCTCCGTGGGAGCGCGAAAAGGACGATGGCTGGCTCAACTCCGAGCTAGAGATTGCAGATGCGTTGATGGCGCAGAGCGTCATCGCCAACGAGCTTCCGGCATTCGACAAGGCAACCTGGCCGGAGGAAAAGGAGGCCAACGAAATGGCTGACATCAGTGACGAGGAGCGCGCCGCCCAGGAAGCGGCTGCCGCGACCGCAGAGAACGGCGAGGCCAAGGCCGACGCGGGCGATGACGGTTCCGAGGAGGAGCCGGAGGAGAAGGACACCGCGGCCAAGGAGCCGGAGGAAGAGGACGAAGCCGAGAAGCCGGAGGCCAAGGGTGAGTCCGAGAACAAGGATGACGACGACTCCGACGACTCCGGCGACTCCGACGACTCCGACAGCAAGGACGACGATGATGACTCCGACGAGTCTGAGGAGTCCGACAGCAAGGAGGACGCGGCTGAGACCGACGAGAACAAGGAGGAAGGCGACAAGTCCGAGTCGAAGGGTGACTTCGAGGACGACGTTACCGCTGACCAGGCAGCCGACGCGCTCATCGACAAGATGTTCACGGGCCTCTACGTTGCTCTCAACAACTTGATCCCGATTTTCCTGAACACCGACCTGAGCGCGGGCAACCGTGCCAAGGAAGGTAAGGAGGTCATCGAGTCCTGGCAGGCATTCATCGAGGATACCTGGGATGAGATTACGGACAACTTGGACTCCGACAAGGACGTGGAGCCGAATGAGGAGTTCGATCTCGCCACCAGTTTGCACACCCTCATCGCTGCCAAGGACGCGGCATCCTGCACCCAGAACGGTCTCGACGCCGTGACGGCCAAGGTCAAGGAGATCGGCGACTCGGCCGAGGCTACTGCCGATGCCAACACGCGACTCCAGGAGAAGGTCGAACAGCAGGACAAGGCCCTCAAGTACATGCAGCAGGTGCTCGAAGCGATGATGGAGCTTCCGCTCAAGACCATCACCACGCGCGAGGGCGAAGTGGCACAAAGCCTTGCGGAACAGTACCCGGCATTGGATGCCAGGGTCGTTGAGCGGATGGCCCGTTTCGCGCCACCCGAAAGTGAATAATGCCTTACGCAGACCTGGCCCACAAGCGCGAAGTGGCGATGGCTTGGAATCGGGATAACCCGGAATCCAGAAAGCGGCACCAACGGCAATATGGTAGGAATGTGAAGGCCAGAGCGCTTGCAATGTTGGGTGGCCAATGTGTGATGTGCGGTGAATCCGATCTTCGATTACTCGTAATCAATCACAAGAACGGGGATGGGCATGAGGAGCGGGCAAATGGTGCAAGTCCTGGTGCTGCTCTTTATCGAGCAATCAACTCCGGGCAGCGATCACTGGAAGACCTGGATGTCCGCTGCTACAACCATAACATCCTGTACGAGTACGAAATTGGCCGACGCCAGTGGGATGAGGAATGTGTGCAGAGAGCGGAAGTGGCACAAAGCCTTGCGGCCAGGCCCTTATCAACAGATAATGGAGTTAGTAGCGGATGGCCCGTTTCGCGCCGCCCGATCCCCAGCAGAAGGAGTAAGTGATCATGGCTGACGAAGACTTCGACATCAACGCCGTCGTTGAACGCCTGGATGAGATCAACAAGGGCATCGCTGGCCTGAGCCAGCCCCCGTCTCCATCCGACGCGGCCAAGGATGCAACCCACGAGGAGGGCGGCACTGTTCGCGGTGTCCAGCGCACTCGCGCTCTGGACATTGAAAGGGTGCGAGCCAAGGCGCTCGCGCTGCCTCCGGCTCAACTAAAGGCCGCAATCCGCGACCAGCTTGAGTACGGCTCGGCACAAGGCGCAGGCGTCCCGTTCGCGGCTTGGGCGAACGATCACACTAAGCAGAAGATTCTCGATGACGAGGTCTTCGCCAAGTTCATCGACACCGTGAGCGGTAACGTCCTGATCCGTCAGGACTTGGAGCCGCTGATCTACGCGGCGTTTGTGCGGCGCTTCCCGGCGTTCGCGCGAGTGGACAAGGTTCCGGCGAATGGTCTCGTTCACACGTTCCAGCGCGTTGACGCGCGACCGGCAGCGACCTACATCGCTGAGACGGCCGCCGTCCCGGACAGCCAGAGCGTGTACACGCGGGCAACCAGCAACATCGCTGTGCTGGCCCTGCGAGTCGGTACGTCTCTCAAGCAGCAACTCTCGGTTACGGCTGGTGGAATGCCGTGGAACACGGAGCAGCAGGAGATCAGCTTCGGCATCGAGGCTATCGCCGCGCAGCTACAGCAGACCTACCTCCAGGGCAACGCCACCGTCGTCGCTGGCACCCTGAACACGGTTGACGGACTGTACGACGCCAACTCCTTCGACGGTCTCCGTCGAACGATTCCGGCGGCGAACATCCGCGCCCTCGGTACGGACACCATTCTGGAAGGTCTGAATCAGGCTGACGCCCTGTCGGTCAACCTCGGCGGAATGTCCAGCGTCGTCATGATGCGAGTCGCCGACGCCGTTCAGTTCGAGAACGAACTCCAGCCGTTCCGTCGCTTCATCGAGAGCGAGCGGGTCGAGGTCGTTCCGGGTCTGCCGAACGTTACCGGCGTGAACCTGTCCGGTTCCGGCGTTGTCCCTGTCATCAAGGTGCCGGGCGCTGACTGGACGGTGTACACGGTTGGTGCCGACGCGGGCATCAGCGACGCCTTCCTCCTGGACGAGAGCGTTGTATCGATGCCGTACCTCGGTAGCGACACGCCGACCGTCATCGAGCTTCCGCTCGGTGTGACTGGTGCCCTGACCAAGTTGTACATTTTGGTAGGAATGTTCGGAGTCGCTGTCCGCGTTCCGAACTTCACCGCCAAGCTCCGTGTGACCTAAACCTAGCGGCTAGGCCGTAGTGGAAACCTCATGGGGCAGGGCATCAAACGCCCTGCCCCATTTGCTATACTGGCCGCGAGGAGGGTCATAACATGAACGATTTACTCACACGGCTACGGGAACAATTCGAGGCCCAGTATGAGGTGGCCGACAATGATTGCTGGTTGTGGACGGGGCCGATTGACGCTGACGGTTATGGCCATATGATGGTTCTTGGTGGCTCTGTCCGGGCGCACCGTCTCTCGTATGAGCTTTATGTCGGCCCGGTGTCAGAGGGTCTAGTCCTCGATCACCTATGCCGCAGTCGTGCTTGCGTGAACTATGCCCATCTTGAGTCAGTTACGTCAGGCGAGAACGTGCTTCGTGGCGAAAGTCCGTCAGCCCAGAACGCTCGTAAATCGCAGTGCGTTAATGGGCATCCCTTCGACGAGGAAAATACTTATGCCCATAACGGCGAGCGGCATTGCCGGGAATGCCGCCGAATTGTGAGTCGCAATACGGCCACCGAACGCCAACGCCGTTATCGAGCCCGTTCGAAAGTGGAGGTATAAATCATGGCCCTCATGGGTACGGCCTATCTTACGGCTCAGCAATTTCGTAATCATCTTACTGGCTTGGATTTGACCGGAATCGTTGATGCCGACATCCTAGATTATGTGCGCCAAGCATCGCGTATGGCCGACAGCTACATCCACGGCAGCTTCGCTGTCAGCACGATGATTGAGCGCCAGCGCTGGACGGATGCTCGTCGTTTCTACCCAACGGTGTTGCCAGTGCACGCGGCCCGTCTGCTACGGCTCCATATCGGAGGCGGCCAGACGGCGGACATCAATCCGCCTGATATGTTCCCGAATAACCAGGGCGGCTATGTCGAAGTAGTCTCGCTGGCGACGGCCGTGGGCCTATCGGCGGAGCTTGTGTCTCTGGGGCTGACCGAGGTCGTAGCCGAGCTAACGTACAAGACGGGCGGCGGCCAACGAGGTGCACAGCCTATTGGTGTGTCCTATGTGGCGAATACGACGACCGCCGAGGTGCTCGACAACTCGGAGACGGACGTTGATGTGGCTGATGCCTCCGGCTTGGCCGTCAATGATGTGATCCAGATCGGCGCAGAATCTATGTGGATTGACGCCATCGTGGCCAACACGCTGACGGTCGTGCGCGCGGCACAGATGAACGAGGTCGCCATCGCGCATCTGACCGGCGCAGCAGTCTCATTGCTTACGGTGGCGCTCGATCAGGAAATCGAGCTAGCGGTGGCAATTATTACGGCCTCACTGATCGCGGCCCGACGCCAGAACGAAGAGGGTGTGACCGGCGTTGGCGGCTTCATGATCGGCTCCTACAGCGTCACCTACGGTGCTAAGACGCAGGGCGAGAGTGGTTCTGGCTACCCCTTCATCCCTGATGCGGCACAGATGCTCCTAGAGCCTTACAGGCAAGTGGCCCTGCGATGAGTGAGAAATTGGCATACTTGGCCGGGTTGGTTGATGCTGATGGTACGGTTAGTTTGCTCAGTGGCGGCCATAATCAGACCTACAACATTGTACCCGGACTCGCAGTATCGAATACCGACGAGGGAATCATGGATTGGTTGGTGAAGAACTTTGGTGGACGGGCTTATCCATATAATCCAGCGACGGCTGGCCGCAAGACGTGTTATCGTTGGTTGCTGCAAGGCCAAGCCGCCATCGATCTGTTGGTGCGTCTGCGGCCTCGGCTGCTGATCAAGGCTGAACGGGCGTGGCTTACTCTCGAATACTGGGCACAACGGACGATCCGGCGTGGCGGCCGTGGAGCGCGAATGCCTGTAGAGGAACAGGCTCTACGACAAGGGTTCTTGGCAGCATCACATTATCTCAATCGTGTAGGGCCAGACAATGCCGCGTAGGTTGATGGGCTTCAACTCGCTGTTCACCATTCGGCGCAGGCAACGCGCCGTAGTGGCCTCCGGCTCGGTCTCCGAGACCGATTCCGTGGCCATCGCCACCGGCGTCCCTGGCACCATCCAGCCGCACGTACTATCGAATCTGCCTCCGCCGACCCAGCGCCCGAAGCCCGGCGGTTTGATGCGCGTCGATGAGTACCGGCTCTGGCTAGGCGATCCTGTAAACGGCGGGGACGCTCAACTTGATGATCTCATCGAAGAGGAGGGCACCAGCCCGCTCCGGGTCTATCGCGTTATGGCGGTGCTGGACGCGGCGGGTCGGGGCCATCACCAGTATCTACGGGTTGAGTCCTATAGTCAGCAGAGCGAGCCGTGGGTGAACCGAGGTGGCGAGCCGTAGAAGTGGCACAAACCCTCGCGGCGACAGCGCGGCCAGCTTACAATAGAGGAGGAGAAACATCATGGCAACCAAGCTCAATGGAAAGAAGACCGGAGGTCGGCGCACGCCCGATGGCAAGCGCGTCACGTTCGCCCGTGGCGAGGCCAAGTCGAACGGTGGGGGCCTGCCACTGAAGACCTCAGACGTGCAGAAGGAGTAGATCATGGGTCGAGATACTATCACTCTTACCAACACTGTCCGCGCTGGCGTTGCGCCAACGTTGGATACGCCGGTTGCGGGCAACGATGCGCAGTTTGCGAATGCCGCCGGGAACGTCATCGTCGTGTACGTGAATGGCATGGGCGCGGCCTCCGTCCAGGCAACGGCTATCACCGTCCAGCAGGTCGCCGATCCATACAGCCGTATCCAGAACGATTCCGCATTCACGGTCGCGGTCGACGCCGTGGGCGTGCTCGGCCCGTTCCCGCCACTGCTGTACAACCAGAGCGACGGCACCGTGCAGATCGACTACGACGCTGTGAGCGCCAATGCCCGTGTGTTCGCTTTGAGCGTGCTGTAGCCCTAGAGGGGCTGATGATGTATCCATCCCACGACGATTGGGTCTATACGGCCGGGCTGGTGGATGCCGACGGGAGCATTACTGTCACCCAAAGTCCTCGGCGATGGAATCCGTTGCTAGTGCCGAGTTTCTTGGTTCGGCTTCAAGTGACGAACACGTATGAACCGATTGTGCGATGGTTGGCAGATGTCTTCGGCGGCCGCGTTGTTGCCAACCGAAAGATGATCGGTCGTCGGAAGGTCTTTGTCTGGATGATTGACGGCCAGGCAGCCATTGGGGTTTTGCAGGTATTGAGGCAGCACTTGCGCATTAAGGCGGCCCAAGCGTGGTTGGCGATGGAGGCGTGGGAACAGCGCGGGAACCTTCGTCGCGGAGACGACCCTGCACAAGTTGCGGCACTGCGCCGTGGATTTGTTCTAGCTTCTTCGTATCTTAATCACGCGGGTGCGGCATAGTGTTGGTGCTCTACCAGTCCATCTTTGCTCTTCTGGACGCGGATGCGCAGCTTCGGGCGCTACTGGGCGGCGACACGGATGATCCGCACATCTACCATACCTACGTCCAGTTTCACAGTGAAGCGGCCCTGCGGAACCGCTATTGGGTCACGTTCAACAAGCTGTCGGATGTCGCCGATGATACCCAGCAAACGCAGGCAATCCGCGAGATTCGCTTGGAGATTCACGTTTTCGGCCGGGACACGGATAGCGACCAGCCCGATCAGATTGAGGATCGCGTTCGGAACATCTTGGACGGAGCAGACATCGCCACCACGGATATGCTGGCGTGGTTCTGTGTTCAGGAAGGGCCTTCGACTCGCGCCTACGAGGTCGATCAGAAGGTCTGGCACTCGGTCTCCGTCTATCACTGCAAGGTGGGAGCCGTGGCTCTGTTGCCATCCTAGCGAAGTGGCACAAACCGTTGCGGATTGAAGCCTGGCCGAATACGATTAAAGGAGAGGAGCCTAGCTATGCCTCGACGCAAGACTAATAGCGCAGCGCCCCCGGCGGCTGTCCAGCCATCGGCGGTTGGAGCGATCTTCGACCCGGATGGTGACATCCTTGTCCGGGCCGTCGCGCCAAGCGGCACCGTATACGAGATCAAGCCACGTGCCGCGTTCCAGATTGCGGGTGAGGACGTTGACTGGTTCTTCTACGAATGGGATTGGCAATGGCGTCAGCGCCTATGCCGCGCGGAGGACTACCAGCCGAGGCGGCCGCAATTCGAGAATGGTGCGGCGAGTCTCAAGGCCCGTGTCGACGAACCGGAACGGCCGCAATTCGATAACGGTGCGGCGAGTCTCAAGGCCCGTGTCGACGAACCGGAACGGCCGCAATTCGATAACGGTGCGGCGAGTCTCAAGGCCCGTGTCGACGAACCGGAACGGCCGCAATTCGATAACGGTGCGGCGAGTCTCAAGGCCCGTGTCGACGAACCGGAACGGCCGCAATTCGATAACGGTGGTGTGAAGCCGTCCTATCAAGAGCCGGAAGCCTCTCCACCAGAGGAGCCGGTGCCGGTGCCGGAGCCGGAGGAAAGCGCACCCGATCCAGTTGAGGCTGACGACGACGGCGACAACGAAGATAAGGAGTAAAAGTCATGGCTCTTACCGCAGCAAACATCCGAGTCGGCGCAGGTCGCATCTACATGGGCGTGACTCCGCCCGCGCAGGGCGTCGCGCTCACGATCACCAATGGTGTGCCCGCGACGGGCACCGAAGTTGGACTGACTGAAGGTGAGGCAGTCTTCACCTACGAGGTCACGTACTTCGAGGTCATGGCTGAGCAGTCGCTCGCCGCTGTGGACGTCTTCGCCACGGAGGAGTCGGCGCAGCTTGAGTTCACGATGAAGGAGTACAGCCAGGCGAACATCAACGACTTCCTGGCCGCGATGGTGCTGACGGCGAACGTTGCCGCTCCTGGTGACGCCGCCACGATGGACATTCACGAGGGTGGTCGCATCCTCGGTATCGCCGCCGGAGCCGGTGAGGTAACGCTTCAGGCAGTCGTCCTGGTTGCCCCGATCCCGAACACGTCGGGCGTTGACCAGCGATACACTTACGTGCTTCTGCACCAGGCGTACCAGAGCGAATCGGCGGCGGCCCGATACACGAAGACGGGCGACACGCTGCTCAAGGTCACGTTCAAGGCCATCGCAGACCTGACGCGCGGCGACCGTGGAACGCTGTTCCAGGTGGGTGTCGAATTGAACTAGAGGCTAACGGCTAATCAGATATGGGACGGAGGTCTCGAATGTCTAACGAATCAAAGAGTCATGCGCTTGGGATGAACTCGGTACGGCGAGGGGCCGGCTCCACAAGCTGATCGTGTAGCCGCTGCTCAGTAGGAGGTAAAGGATCATGGGACTTGCAGCAGCCTGGGCCGGTGAAGCCGAAATTACGACGGTGGCCGAAACGTTCGAGCCGTTGGCGAACATCGATGACGCAGAGGAAGCGATCTACCTGGGTCTGGTATCGGCGCTGGTCGAGGCCACCTTCCAGGCGCAAACGAGCGGCAACGCCCGCAATCGACTAGCTGAGCAACTGGTGGACGCGAACGGTATCCAGATTGCTCCGACCATTGCCGCATTCCTGACATGGCTCGCGGGCCATAGCCAGCAGATGCGCCAGGAGCTTCGCCTCTACAACGCGTCGGCAACGGACGCTCAGCGCCTTGACACCGACGACACCGTGCACGCTTGGGAAAACCTCGGCCCCATCCACTAACCCTTCATCAATACCCAGCAGAGGTGCTCAATCTCTGCCGGTGAAGGATTCTCCTAATGCCCGTATTTCGTGCTAAGTGGTCTGGCCTGAAAGAGAGCCTAGACTTCCTAAACCGTCTCGGCACTCGTGCCGAGCCAATTGTGGGTCGAGGTCTAGGCCGCGCCGCCATCCGCACCCAAGACACCATTCGAGGCCATCTACAGAACATGGTTTATGCCCAACCACCCCAAGCGGGCGGCTATGCGCGCACGTACACGCTGATGCGCTCTGTGCACGCCGCTCTCCCGGACGCCGACCACAGTGCCGATGAAGGCCGTGCCCACGGGGGTATGGACTTGGCAGCCACGGTGCCAGAGTCGGTTGTGGAGGCATCTGGCGGCACTCTATCCTCCGACATCGGTTCTTGGGTCAGCTACGCGGCGTTCGTGCACGATGGCGTTAATCAGCCGCAAGCACGTCCGTTCGTGGCCATTGCCGTACCAGAAGCGGAGGCCATGTTGGAGCAGGAGATCATGTTGGTAATCCTACAGGAGTTCGCTACGGCCCCCAGAGGATAATATGAACAACCTATTCATGCGGCTACGGGAACAATTCGAGGCCCAGTATGAGGTGGCCGACAATGATTGCTGGTTGTGGACGGGGCCACAAGATAGAGATGGATACGGGCAAATGAGACTCCTGGGCGGGATGATTCGTGCTTACCGCTTCTCTTACGAGCTACACATCGGCCCCATCCCGGATGGTTTGGTCATCGATCATCAGTGTGATACCCGTCTCTGTGTGAACTACAGGCACTTGGAAACTGTGACGAATCGAGAGAACATTCTGCGTGGTAATGGCCCATCCGCCAAGAATGCGCGAAAGACGCATTGCCTGTACGGGCACCCATTTGATGGGACTAATACACGGGTTTATGTGGGTAGGCGTTATTGTCAAGAATGTGTGCGAATTCGTGCACGCAAGTACCAAACTAGGAAGCGCCGCGCGGCCGGAGTCCCGGAGCGCGTTATCGGCCCCCGTTCGAAGAAGCTTGCTTTGTCTCACACGGGTGAGGCGTAGCTTATTAGAGGGAGGAACGAACAATGGCTAAGCAGAGTGCAGCCAAGAACGATCTGAAGGTGCTAGCTCCCGAAACCGTAACCTGGGAGATCGGCGATCAGACGTTCAAACAGGAACCGGCAACGCTTGATCGACTGGCCGACATCATGGATGTCATCGTCGATGAAGTGCTGGCTAGCGGTAAGGGCGATCTGCTTGACAAGCTCATGGATACCGCCACTACATCGGCGGCCACCGCGAGTGGTGAGGTTGCTGATGTGGAGTCGGCCGCCAAGAGCCTTGTCTCTGATCGAGAAGTGCTGACGAGCTTCGTCCGCATCATCGCCACACTACCACGTGCCATGCCGCGAATCGCGGCTGCAATCTTGGACGCGCCGGAGGCGTACCTAAAGGCGAATCTCCGCCCGAAGGAAGCCTTCGGTATCCTTCGCACCTTCATCCAGCAGAATGATGTAGGCAGCATCGCCCAGGATTTTTTCGGGCTGTTCCAGGAATTGAAGGGGAACCTGACGGTGGGCGAAAGCAACAGCAGTTAGGGATCGGTGCTGATGTTGAGGCGGCGATGGCCGCCTATAGCCGGGACATCCGCCAGGTTATGTCCTGGACGATGCCTCAACTTCGGCTACTTGGCCGCTACCGGGCCATCCGTGAGCGTAACGAGCGTCGGTGGGAACTAGCTCTAGCCAGCGGCATGATGTCCCAGGAGGCGTCTGAGACGCTGTGGGCGCAGCTTGGCGATGACGAAGAAGAAGGCGAGTACACGGGCGTAATTGCGACAGGCACCGTCACCAGTGGTGGCAACAGCCATTCCAATCACACAGTGGACTCGAAGGGTAATGTGCGCGCCCCTAATGCGCCACTGCTCTCGGATATCGCATTGGGCAAGGCCACAGCCCCACCGTTGATCCCGATCACGTCTATCGAAAAGAGCAAGCGGAAGGAAGAAAATGGCTGAACTTACTGCCCGGCTCCGACTGATCGCGGATATTCGCGGTTTTGCCAGTAACATTCAAAGAGCGTCAACCCAGGCGCGGAATGCTTTGAATGGTGTCGGCGGTGCGACTGGGAATGTCGCAGCCGGAATGAATAAAGCGACTACCGCTACTAAGGGCTTCTTCACGAACCTTAGAAGGACTGTCGGCGAGCAGGTCAAGGCGGGCATCATGTTCGCCAGCTTGTATCAAGCTCTGATCACGTTCCGCCAGACTATCGGGGCTGCTGGTGCCGAATTATTCCTCCTTGATGACGCGCTCCGCAAGGTTCAATCGATCACCAAGGATAGTGATGAAGTCATTAAACAACTCAATGATGACTTGTTGAATGCCGCCCGCACGGGTAGGTTATTTGGGCAAACGGCGGGTGAGATCGCAGAAGGCATGTACGACATCGTGCAGGCGGGTTTTGGCACTGCCGATGCGTTCGATATTGCAGAGGTAGCTGCCCAGGCCGCCACCACGGGATTCACGAAGG